CGTGGCCACGCCGGCGACGCTGGCCCAGGTCCGCGCGATTCCCATCGCGGCGTCCTTCGCGGCCATCGTGCGCTCACGGACCTTCTCCCAGTGCTCGGCCAGCTTGGGCAGCCCGGACTCGCGCACCAGGCTCGCGAACGAGGCCTTGAGCTTGCGCACGGGCTCGTTCGCCTTCTCGATCTGCTCATTGATCGTTCGAAGGACCTTCGTGGCCTTGTCGATGGCCTCGATGGTCATCTGCAGGCGAAGCATTCCGCTGGGTGTGCTCATGATCCGTTCGCCTGCTTGTTCAGTCTCACCGCTTCACGGTGCCATGCCACGAGTTCGTCGAACTCCAGACTCCACAGGACGTCGGGCGACCAATGGAACGTGAAGGCGACCTCCGCCATCAGCTGTCGGAGTTCTCCCGGGAGGCACCGCCGAGAAAACCCGACACGATCTCCCCTGCCCTGGAGATGTCCTCGCCGTCCATGAGGCGGATCACCGAGGTGGCCTGGTCGGAGCTGCGCGCGATGAGCACCAGCATCATCGAGCCGCTGCCCTTGGCGTTGTCCAACGCTTCCATGTCGCGGCCGTTGAGGCGGCGCAGGCTGAGCGTCTCGATCTTGCCCGTGACCTCGCCTTCCTTGTTCTTCAGCTCGAGCGGGAACTTGAGCGTGTAGACGATCGGGGCGGCGCTCATGCCGACAGCTCCACGGCCGGATCGCCCGAGATCTTCACGGGCACCTTGCCGCCTTCGCCGCCACCGGTCACCTTGAGGGTGTCGGTGACGAAGCCGCCGTTGACGATGTAGACCTGGCCCGTGTCGAACTCGCACGTGGCCGTGATGTTCGTCTTGCCTGCGATGAACGCCAGGCTCGTATTCGCGCCGACCGCGATCTCGCACTCGATCATCGAGGGCTTGGTGGTCTCGGTCCAACCCAGGACCTTGTTGTCACCGGTGACGACCTTGCGCTCTGTGCCGCCGATGTCGATCGACGCGCCCGGCATCGTCTCCAGCTCTTCGCCGTCGAGCTTGATCGTCAGCTTGGATAGGCGTTGACTGCCCATGTCAGAACTCCTTCGTGTCTTCGTCGACGACGAGGAAGGCCCCGGAGGGCACTTCGAAGTCGCCAGATTCGCCCGGCTGCAGCACGCGCTTGGCGCCGTCGCTGCTCGGGTCGGAGATCGCCACCATCGAGACCGCCACGCGGGCGGACGAAAGCGGCGTTTCGTTGTTCGTGATCTTCACGGTGACGGGCATTGAGCGTCCTCTAACGCGTGTTCAAACCACCGGCCGGTGTCAGAGCCGGAATCCGATCTGGCCCGCGAAGACGCGGAACTGGTTGACGGTGTTCGGCGGGATCACGGCGTCCAGGCGATCCGGGTCGGACGCGTTGCGTTGCATGACCAGGTCGCGCTTGAACTGGTCAAGGTCCTCGGTCAGGCCAGCCGCCATCCAGTCCTGGAAGAGCGCGATCATTTCGGCCCTCGCGATCTTGGGCGTGATGATGGGTTGCCCCGGCGCGATCACGGTGCCGTCGTCCGCGAGCTTGTGCCGCGGATACTTCTGCGCGAATCGAGCCCGCGTCGTGAAGCGCAGGTAGTACAGCGTGCGCAGCGTCTCGAGGTTGCGATAGCTGATGTCGGGGAACCCGTACGCGTTCAGGGCGTACGTGGTGACCAGGCGCTCGATCGAGCACGTCCCGTCTCGCGCCACCTTGAAGGTCGAGATGCCGCTGAACAGAAGCGTGCGGCGATCGTCACCGATCCAGACCTGGGGCAGCTGGGGTGGCAGCACGCCGGGGATCGTCAGCGTCTGGCGCGGGCGCGCCGGGTCCGTCTCGTTCGTGTCCAGAGCCGCCACCGAGGCAGCCCAGATCCACGGAGGCGTCGGGCTCTTGCCCGTGCCCACGATCACCTCGCATTGGTTGTTGCGCGAGGTGCCCAGCGTCTGCAGCACGCCCACGGTGCCCGAGGCCGCCGTGTAGAGCATGCCCTCCTTCTGCACGGTCGGGCCGAAGCGCTGGAGCATCAGACCTTCCATCGCCGTCAGGTTGGCCGTGTCGGTGTACGGCATGACGATGGTGTCGAACTTCGTGTCGCCGATCGCGTTGACGACCGTGGACATGTCCGGGTTGCCGGTGCCACCCGCCATCACGGAGTTGGTCACCGTGAGGCCGGCCGGGATCACGTCGTTCGGGTAGTACAGCGTGCGCACGTCCACCTGGTTGAACGCCTCGCCGGCGCTGCGCGAGGTGAGCGTGATCACGCCGGCGGCGGACGTCGCCGAGACGAGCGTGTCGTTGTTGGCCGTGATCGCGGCCGCGAGCGCAGTGCCCACGGCGGCCGCGGTGTCGGCAACCGCAACCGCAACCGAGACAGCGATGCCACCCAGGTACGCGGTGAGCGTTCCCGCGGCCGTGGCCGTGCCGGTGATGGTGATGGTGCCCGTCGCACTCACGGCGCCGCCGGCAGATCCCATGGGCATCGCCCACAGCTCCGCGGTGGGGCAGATGGCGATGAACGCTGCCAGCATCTTGGCGAGCATCGAGCGTGCACCGAAGTTCTGGCGCGCCTGGTCGGCGCTGATGATGGGGTAAGCCGTCAGCAGCGCCGCACCGCCGCCGAACTTCTGGCCAATGATCAGGACGCGGGGCCGCTCCACCGGCAGCCCGTTGACCGCGTTCGAGTTGTCGAACTCGATGTATTGGCCCGGCGTCAGCAGGTTGATCGGGATGGAGTTGAACGAGATCGACATCAATGCCTCTTCGGTGTGGGTGGTGATGCGCGCGCTACGGCGCGATCAGGGTTCGTTGCCGGTGTCGGGATCGGGCTGCGGCGGGGCCGGGGGCGGCGGCAGGACGGTGGTCGTGATGACCACGTCGCCTTCGCCCAGGCGCCGCTGCCAATAGGTGGAGTCCTCCACCGCCTTGCCGCCGACGGGGATCGGCGTCATCGAGTCGTCGGGATCGCGGACGACCATGTCGGCGGTGGCGGGCTTGATCAGGATCTTGGGCATGGGCCTTCCTTGGGGGTTCAGGGCTGGGGCAGGGTGACGACGTCTTCAGCGTCGGGCGCGCTCGTCGACGTGTCGCCGTTGAGCCAGGATTGGTGCTTGTCGGGCGTCTGGGACGTGATGTCCCACTTCGCGTCGAACGTGACGAAGGGCGAGACCAGGGACGACACGTCGATGTCGAGCGTCATGGGAATCTCGAACGCCACCCCGTACACCGCGACGCCGCGGTTCTCGATCGTTCCGGTGAACAAGTTCTCCAGGCGCTGGAAGGTGGCCGTGCCGATGCCCGCGATGACGCGGCCGTGAAGGGCCTTCGCAACCACTTCCCAGAGTTCGTAGGCGCCGATCAACTGGGCATCGCCCAGGCGCCGCGCTTCCTGGCCCTGCGCGTGGCCGGTGGCCACGTACACCATCCACTGGCCGTTGATCTGCGGCAGCGTCTGGCCAGGCGAGCTCGTCTGGCCGCCCGCGAACGCCACATAGATGCCCGGCGTCTTCGTGAGCAGCCGCTTGAGCGTGTCGTCGTCCCACTCGCCCGGCAGCGACTCCACCATGCGCACGCGGTCGGCGCACGCGGCCTTCAGCTTGGCGATGAGGTCGGCCTCGACCTGGGCGGTCGACGACGCGGCGACGAGCGGCACGACGGTGGCCATCAGCAGCCGCCCCCGCCCGTCGCGCCCGTGCGGCCCGTACCCACGAAGGGCGGGTTGATGAAGTCGTCGAGCGTGTCGGAGGTGAAGACGCGCGCCGCCGCGCTCGAGCGCGGACCCTGCGTCGTCTGCACCGGCTGCTGCGCCAGGTCGAGACCCAGCATCGTCTTGCCGTCGCGCAGATCCTTCAGGAGCGATCGCGCCGTGGTCAGCCGGCTGGCCACCAGGTCGGTGATGCGGTCGGCGTACAGGTAGGCGCGCGCCATGTCACAGGCGATGTTCACCAGCACGCGCGGCACTGAGGTCAGCGGCAGCTGATAGCGCGTGGACAGGTAGAGGTCGATCTCGGCGGCCGCGTCCTCGAGGGCGTCGTTGCACTTGTCCTCATCGACCGCAACCGACTGCTCGTCGCTGAGCTGGATGATTTCGACCTGGCCGAAGCGGCGCACCAGGTCGTCGATCGTGGCGTAAGTGTTGCTCATGCCTGGAACCTCGAGACGATCGAAGCGAGGACGTTGGTCTTGGGCGTCCAGCTGCTGCCGGGCGTGGGGAAGGGGCCGAAGCTGTCCGCCTGCGGCGAGCGGTATTCCCAGACCGTGAAGCCCACGTCGGCGGCCACGAGCATGTCCAGGGCCGCGGGCAGCAGCGTGTTGCCCGGATCGCGCGAGGACTCGCACCCGATCTGCTGCACGAAGATGCCCACGCCGTAGTCGTCGCGCAGGCTCGTGAGCCCGCCGAACTTGGTAGGCAGCGTGTCCGTGTTCGCAACGGTCGCGCCCAGCTCGTTCCCCGTGAAGGCCACATTCACGAACGTCGTGTCGTAGACCGAGCGCGTCTTGGCGATCGCGTAGGCGTTCGGGCCGCCGACCATGATGATCGTGTCGGGGTCGGCCTTGCGGATGACCGAGAAGCCTTCGACGTAGAAGTCGTGCACCGCGGAGGCCGGAAAGCCGGGCGGCGCCTGTTCAGGGCTCACCTCGAGGATGGCGATGTTCGGCACATGCCGGTACCGCTTGGCGATGAAGGCCCACAGCGCCCAGAACCGCGCGCGAAAGGCGGCGTTGTTGTAGAAGTTCTGGCCGCCCGTGCCACCCACCGTGTTGGGGACCGGATAGGTGCAGTAGTTGAAGGTCGTCGTGTCGTCGGGCATGCCCTGCGAGCCGTTCTGCCCACAGTTGCTGTCCAGCGTGAGGATGATCTTCAGACCGACGGAGCTGCACCACGCGATGTACTGGTCGAGCTGCGCAAGATGTGCCGGGTCGATGAAGCCTGGCGCGTTCGGGTCGTAGCTGTCGAGGTTGGTGCCAGCGTAGAAGCCGAACCAGCGCAGCGGGATGCGCACGCAGGTCGCCCCCTCGGTGACATGGTCGCGCGCGTCGGTGGCCACCACCTGGCCCCAGTGGCCCCAGTTCCAGCCGCGCAGCGGCTTGGCCAGGGGCACGCCGGCCTCATCGAGCCAGGTACTGCCCGCCAGGCGCATGCGCGGCGCCGGCGTAGCCAGCGTGTCGGGCAGCGACTCGGTGTCGACGAAGAGCGAGTCCGTCATTGCGTGACGTCGGGGACGACCTGGATGACGCCGCCAAAAGGCGTGAGGATGGTTCCGTTCGCGTCCGTGATCTGGAAGTCCCAGGTCCAGACGCCGGCGACCAGCGTGAGAAGGCGCGGAGGCACCCGGAACAGCCAGAGCGAGGCGCTCACGATCACGATCGAGCCGTCAGCCGTCGTCAGCGTGTCGCCGAGCACGGACGGCCGCGCCGCCTTGCGGAACTGCATGCGCGCGGAGACGGCGGCCGCCGCCGGCGTCGCGCCGTTCACGTTGACCGTGATCGGGTCGATGCCAGCCCACGTGTCGCCGTGGATCGCGTAGGAAAGCGTCACGCGCTGCATCAGTACACCAGCGCCGTGTTGTGGAGCGCCTTCCAGCTGTTGGCGGCGTTCGACGCATCGCACACGGCCAGAACACCGGCGGGAATCGTTCCGGCGATCGCCTTGGTCTTGACGACATTCCCGGCGTTGGCCGCCCGGGTGAGGGCGGTGTTGGCCAGGTCGATGACGAACTCCGGGCCGTTCACGTCAAGCGTGATCGAGGTGAAGGTGCCGTTGAACTGGCCTGCGCCGCTGGCGAAGGTCGCGAACAGGCCGGATCCGCGGAACTTGCGCGTGCCGCCCACGCCGGCGCCCATGTTGAAGATGCTGTTGAACTGGCCGCGAATGTTGTTCACGCAGTAGTTCTCGTTCGCGGAGCTGTCGCTCGCGATGAGGTACGTGCTGCCGCTGTTCGCGTAGGCGTCGTCGATCGTGCAGTTGTTCAATGCGCCCGATCCGCCCACACGCACGATGGAATCGCCGTCGAGATTCGCCACGCTGAGCAGCTTGGCGTTCACGATCGTTCCCTGGTTGACGTACAGGAGCGCAGCCTTC